CCATGGTTGTGGCCACTGAAAAGTCTAATCGTTTCGACATCAATACCCGTTTCGGTTTCGTGGAAAAGCTGGTAACAATGGTTGCCACTGGTGTTCAACCTAGCGCTGTGATCACTGGTGAAGGTGGTCTCGGTAAGACTTACACTGTGACTAAAACTCTCGCTGAGAATGGTTACACTGACATCTCTGACTTGGCTGAGTTCGAAGTTGGTAGCATCATCAATACTCGCAAGTGTTTCACCACTGTCAAAGGTTACTCTACTGCCAAGGGTTTGTATCGCACCTTGTTCGAGAACAACAAGTCCATCATTGTGTTCGATGACTGTGATGCTGTGCTCAAAGACCCTATCGCACTGAACCTGCTGAAAGGTGCCTTAGACTCTTACGGTAAACGTATCATTAGCTGGAATGCCGATATGCGTGATGACGATCTCCCTCGCTCCTTCGAGTTCACTGGTCGTGTTATCTTTATCTCTAACATGGACCAGTCTCGTATCGACCAAGCCATTCGTAGTCGTTCGATGATGATCGACTTGTCTATGACTCTCGACCAGAAGATCGATCGTATGGAGCACATCGCTCTGTCCGATGAGTTCTTGCCAGAGTACGATAGCAAGGTCAAGACCGATGCCTTGTCTCTGATTCGTGAGATCAAGGACGACTGTAAAGAAGTGTCCTTGCGCACACTAATCGCTGTGTGTAAGATCCGTGCTTGTAACAAAGACTACAAAGACCTTGCTACATACATGTTGACTTGCTAATCCCCTCAAGTACTGGTGGTTATTCCCGCTAGTGCTTGTCGAGATTGTAAATTGCTGTATAATAGGTACAACTTAGGAGAATGAACATGATTCGTGCGATACTAGGCTTTTTCTTGGTGTTTGGTAGTGTTGGTGGTATGGACAATGCAAGTGATGCACAGTTGACGCCACTGATTGCATTGGCTATAATTGGCTTGGTGATGATGTATTTTGGAGTAGAAAAGATCAACGGTCGAAACTGAAAATCTGTATTGTGGGGACTCCTCCCCTTCTATCGAAAACGGTATACTACCCCTCCCCCTTTTTCTAAGCGTATTGAAACCAAACCCTCGAAAAAATGCGCCCGAGAAATTTTTTGTGTGAAAACCCTTTTTGTAACTAAGGACTTAACTGTGTCAACCTTCTCTCTGCTCCAAGCTGAATACATCCATCACGCTAAACTGGCTCGTCGTCGTGCCCGTCGTAGCGCACGCAAGGAATCCTTGGAGATTCTTACTGCTCTTAAAGCTGCATCTACTCGTCTTTCCTCCAAGGAATTCGTGGCTCTTTTCAATAAGTTAGTCTAAGGGATTCCTTATGAAATTCGACTCTTATCTCGACCTAGTCTCTGATTACTTCTTTTCCTCTAAGATGCCATCAGATTACACTAAGGAACAACAGCAGACTCTCGATCTAGCCGTGGATGTTTTAACGACTCATCCTACTGGTGGTAAGTTCGTGGAGCGGTTAATCCGTCACCGTTATTCTCTACGGGACGACGGTACTATTCATGGCTGGGATGGTTGGGATGGTGAGACTCCTGTGGAGATTAAGACCGAGACTATCAATTCCTCCAAGAAACTTAATTGCGAAGGCAGCTTTAGCACACATACGGATAACTCGGAGCGTAAACGGGATATCTTTCTAAAGCATAGACCACACCTTTATTCTGTGGGTGTTCACGATGTATCGGGTAAGTGCATGTATGTAATGAAGACTGATACGGCTAAGTTAAAGAAGACTGCACTCTTGTTTGAACGACTGGATGCTAATTCTCCTAGAATTAACTTTTCCCACTGGAAAGATAATAAGGATTCTTACGAGATTCTCTATAAGTATCAAGAGTTAGTTCGTTATGCTCATTGGGCGTTTAATGGTGACCTTGGTACGGTTCTTGGTTATCGTGCCATGGTGGAGGTTTAATATGTTGGCTCTATTCGGTTTCTTTATGGCTGTGGCTTACCATGCTCCATTCTGGGTGTTCTTGGTAGGATTCCTGTGTCTATTGATAGATTCGTAATTTCCGTTCCCTAGGAAGATAGAGATGTTGTATTGGATCATGCGTGCGGTTGAGATGATTACTTGTATTCATATCATAGCAGGTATTTGGAGGCATTGGTAATGACGGGACATAACTTTAATCGAAAGCTGAATACGGTGGGGATGTTCCTGTACTGTGGTCGATGTGGTCTAGTTAAGCTAGGTAATCGGGCAACTAACAAGGCTATTAGTCGTGGATGTGATGGTGCTCGAGATCTAGATGATGAGCAATATTTGAAGTTAAAGGGTAAGAAATGAAAAAAGTTCCTGATCAAGTTTACGTGGTTTCTCAGAATCGACCTGAGACTGAGTATACCAAAGATCCTGTAACTGGTGTTTGGTCCACTAAGAATGTGACAGACCATAATTTCGGTTTCCTGCATCCACATGAACCTACTAAGGCTACAGACGCTAAACGTAAAAGCACTCAGCATTCTTGGGCTTATCATGGGATGTATGAAAAGAATGGTGAGTTCTGGGAGCGTGGTACTGATTGGAAATATGATCCAGTGACGACTAAACACAGTAGCGTTCCATATGATCGTCCGATTGATCCACTCTATGCACCCAGAGTTTGGGATAATGTTCCAATGAGTGATTTCAAGATTATCGATACAGTTAATCGCTATCGTGGTAATAAACTGTTCAAGGTGTTGGATCCTCGTGGTGTAGAGTTCGAGATTACTGTTCAGTCGTTGTATCATCTCTTGCAAGAAAGCACGGTACGTAACGGTGTCATCCTAGACGAATGTGTATGGATGAAAGGTAAAGACTTGGTAGTTGCTAGGAGTTTGGTGCAATGAGGAATCTAACAATTGAGCGTATCACCCTTTTTATGCAGGAATATCCAGATCTAATGGTAGAGCTAGATATATCTCCTGACGAGTTGGATAATTTGTCCAACAGGGAATTACTAGACCTATTGGTCGAATGCGTGGAGATTATCTGTGAGTGAATTTAAACCTATTAGTGCTGATGATATGGCTCGTTGTTGGTGTGGTCGATCTACAACCAACTTGTGTGACGGATCACACACGTTTACGGACGAACAGTGGGCTGAGATTAACTATGATTTTAAAGATGTGAAAGAAGGGTCTGCTTCTGAATCTTGGTTAAAGAAAACCGACGATTATTATACGAAAGAATAATATGACTGATGAAGAAGCATTAGCCAAGTATACGGCTATGCAAGAGTATTTCGGTGAATTGCCAAACTTTGAACACCACCCTCGCCAGTTTGCGTATTATGTAAAACTTTACGACTACCGTAATTCAATGCTTGACAAAAACTCAGAAGTGTAGTAAAATAAACTTTTATGGAGATGAAAATGAAAATCGGTATCTGCTCCGACCTACACTTAGAGTTCGGCGATGTAAACATTAAAAATACAGACAACGTGGATGTACTCATCTTGTCTGGGGATATCCTTGTCGAACGTGACTTGGATATGTACGACCGTCGTCAAGAAGAATTAGGTTTTGCTCGTGCCCGTTCTCAACGTTTTCATGACTTCTTTTCACGTGTTTGTTTTCAGTTCCCACATGTAATCTACGTTGCTGGTAACCATGAGCACTATCATGGTGACTTTGCCAAGACTATCCATGAGTTAAAGCGCAAGCTGGCACATCACACTAATCTTCATATCTTGGATCGAGAAGTCTTTGATTTGGGTGATGTTCGTTTCATCGGTTCTACCTTGTGGACTGATATGAACAAAGAAGACCCAATCACTCTCCATGCTATGAAGCGTATGATGAATGATTTTCGTTGCGTGGAAAACAGCAACCATGTGGTAAACTACAGAGCAGACGTTCTGAAAGATAAGCCAACTGGAATGACTGATGAAGAATTCTTGATGTTGCCTACAAGTGAACGATTCAAGACTGTATTCAAGACTCGTACTGCTACCTTCTCTCCAGAAGATGCAGTTGAAGAACACCGTAAGTGTTTGGAATACATCAGCTTTATGACTTCAGAAACTCCAGCTTGGAAATCTGTAGTGGTTGTTGGCCATCACACTCCATCTCATACATCTTGCCACCCTCGTTATAAGGATGACCAAGTAATGAATGGTGGATACCACAGCGACTTGTCTGAGTTTATCTTGGATCGTCCAGCTATTAAATTGTGGACTCATGGTCATACCCATGAAGCATTTGATTATATGATTGGTGATACTCGTATTGTTTGTAACCCACGTGGCTACACTGGATACGAAGAAATCGCTGATAACTTTACATTGAAAGTAGTAGAAGTATGAGCGCAATTAAGTTAGTCTCTGAATATATCGGAGAAGAAAACAATCGTAGTGCCAGTGTTTATAAAGACTTGGAGACTAAGGAATACAAAGTCTCTATTCGAAATGAATCTGGTACTTACTTTACTGCAATGTTTGATGTTATTGATGATGCAGAAGACTATGCAGAGAATTGGGTGATGAACAAATGAGTACGTACACTCCAGATCGTTGGATGGTAGTTTCTATCACTAACAATGCTAAAACTCACTATCGTGTTTTTGGCTCTTGGGGTGGTGGTTATCTCAATGGCGACTCATGGAAATTAAACTCAGGTATTACTAAGGCTACTCTCGTTGATGGTGTATACCACTTCGAGGGTAGTTCTGGTTCTGTCTACGAATGCCGTAAACGTTCTTATGGTGCCACTGGTTATACTTGGGGTATTCTCGATGGGATGATTAAACGTGCTGCAGATGATGGAGCACTTATTCAGATTCTAGAAGAAGATACAGACTTCTTGGAATTACCTTATGAGTAAGACTAAAATTAAATTAAGCTGGACAGTTATTCTTGAAGAAGCAGACGATGGTAGTGGTGATTTAATTATGCCATTCCCTGATGATTTTCTCAAAGAAGCTGGTTGGGTAGAAGGCGATATACTTGAGTGGATAGATAATGAAAATGGATCATATTCACTCAGGAAACGAGAATGACACAACTTGAACTACAACTGGAAGATATCGAAGAAGCTGTCTTAGCTTTAATGATACGCATTAATACAATCGAACATGAAAATGAAAATCTACGACAAGAAAATAAAGAGTTGCGATGGCGACTCTCAGAACAAGACTAATGCCTGAATTATATAATGTATTCCCCAAACCCATTCTAATTGAACGTGGTATTTTACTAGACAAATTAGAATGTTATGAACAACGGGTAAATTTTCTAAAACAAACTAATCGTGGTTCTCCACGTAATGATATAGTGTCAAATATGTCATTTCAGTCAGAACCGTTTCTACAAGAAGATAACACGTTCACTGAATTGATATCTGAAATTTATAAAAATTCTAATTTTATGTTAGAATCTTTTGGTTATAAGTTTCTAAGAAACACTATTAAAATAACTAACATGTGGGCAGTTTACTACAATAATGGTGAATTTGTATATCCACATGTACATCCAGGTTCTTTCTTATCTGGTGTTTATTATATAAAAGGTGCTGGTAACATCACATTTATGGATAAACTTGATTCCATGACTAGAAACGATACCGAATCAGAAATATACACTCCAGTCAAACATTTTTCTTGTGATACTGGTACCATGCTTATTTGGAAAAGTGATATACTCCATGCAACCCAACCAGCAACTGATTTAAAAGTTGCTATTTCTTTTAATTTATCATAGGAAATAACATGAGCAAAACATTTACAGACGTATCAGTCTTTCTACGTGCAGTCGGACAGGATATTCCATCATCTCCACAGCAAACTGTCTCTGATCAAGCAGAATTGTATAAGAAATTGATTAAAGAAGAAGTTACAGAGTTCTGGGCTGCTGAAGCAGCCTCTGATGGCGTTGAAGAAATTGATGCGTGCTTTGATATGATGTGGGTTATCATCGGATATATGAAATCTCGTGGTTGGGATTGTGAAAATATCTGGGATGAGGGCGCAAAATCCAATTTATCCAAGATTGACCCGAATACTGGGCTTGTTCGTCGACGTGAAGACGGCAAAATCTTGAAACCAGAAGGTTGGACACCACCTGATTTTACAAAATTTGTGAAATAAGTTGAATTTTCGTGAAATTTGAAGTAAAATAACAGTATGATTACACTTTATCTTGATATGGACGGTGTCCTTGCCGATTTTCACAAGGAATATGACAAATATGACCCAGAACGTGAGGATCGCAAGAAGTTTCGATCAGCTGTTTTGGATCATAACATCTTTGAGGTGCTGGATTTTATGCCAGACACTCAAGAATTGCTGAATCACGTGTCAAAACTGCAAGGCATCAACGTTGAGATTCTTACTTCAATGGGTACTCATGATCCATTCCAAGGTGAATCTGCTAAACGACAGAAAATGAAGTGGCTGGATAAATTTAATATCCCATACAAAGCAAATTTCGTTCGTAACAAAGAAGAAAAGGCTCAATACGCCACTGCAACTTCTATTCTTATTGACGACAGCATTGGTTGTATCACTCCATTCAGAGAAGCTGGTGGTTATGGCATTCACCACACTAATGCTAAAGATACCATCGATCAATTAAATTCTACATTAAACCAAATTCTTACGTTAGAAATATTGCGTAAACACGGATGAATGATATTTTACTAAACACATTTGGATGGATCAAAGATGATTATCGAAGCCACCCTGTTCGATTTATTGTTGAGTTGCTTGCTTGGACTATTAGCATTGGCTGCAGTATCACGATGGCAACAACAGTCCCAAATCCTCCTTTACTCGTATTATATCCTATCTGGATCAGTGGCTGTGCTCTTTATGCTTGGGCTGCTTACACTAGGAAATCGTTTGGGATGTTGGCTAACTACTTCTTGTTAGTCACAATTGATTGTATTGGTTTATTCAGAATGGTGTTTTAATGCAATTAACTTTAAATAGTAAACAAATTTATGTAACTCCACAAATGCATACTCCACCAGCAATGCCTGTGCAGTTTGTTAAACCATTTTCATATGATTTTCGTGTTGCAGAACATTTAGACGCTAATAATAATGTTGAACGTGTTGGATTGCAAGTTCAAATTTACGAACACGATGAGTATGGAGTAGGTATTGTCCGTCTAGGATGGATGGACGTTCCTCGTGTTAAATTGAAAAATGGTGTTGTTTGGGCACCAGATTTTGGCACAACCCCTTGACTTTTTTGTAAAGTTGTAGTATAATTATAGTATGACTACACTACACACACCCAAAATTGGTTTTGCTTGCAAATGGATTGACACCCTCGAACAAGTCGATGGCATTGGTCCAAAAGACGGTGCCAAACAATACAGTACTGGCACCACAACTGTTGCTTGGCTCGGTCGACAGTCCAAAGATGTTGCTGAACAAAAGCTGTTTGACCTAACACGTCAAAATCTTCAACACACACTTAACCTAGTTAATAAAGTTGCTGGCTTACCTGTCGGTCTACGCATGGTTCGCCTTTCCAGCGAGATCTTGCCAGTGTACACGCACAAAGACTGGTCTTACTTTTACAAACGACAAGATGTATTATCTGTCTTGGCATATGGTTTCAATAAAATCGGCGAAGCTGGTCGTGCAAGTGGTGTTCGCTTGTCTTTCCATCCAGGTCAGTTTACTGTACTTGCGTCAGAAAACGATGGTATCGTAAACAACTCTATCGATGAGTTTGAGTATCATGCTGATATGGTTCGCATGATGGGATATGGTAAGACATTCCAAGACTTTAAAATCAACGTACATATTTCTGGTAAGCGTGGTCCAGAAGGTATTCGTGCAGCGTATAAACGTCTTTCTACTGTAGCACAAAATTGCATCACAATCGAAAACGAAGAAAATGCTTGGGGTCTTGATTCTTCTCTAGAATTAACAGACTTGCTACCAATTGTACTTGACGTTCATCATCACTGGTGTCGTGAAGGTGAGTGGCTTGATCCAACAGATGACCGTGTCCAACGTGTTATCGATTCTTGGCGTGGTGTTCGTCCAACTATGCATTATTCTCAGTCACGTGAAGATTATCTCATCGATCATGCAGCTGACAAACAGCCAGATATGGCTGTGCTAAAAGATATGGGCTACAAAAAGTCTAAATTGCGTGCACACTCAGATTTTTACTGGAACACTGCATCGAATGATTGGGTGTTAGGTTATGTTCCAACACATGATATTATGTGCGAATCAAAAGCAAAAAACTTGGCAAGTTTTGCTCTATATGAGGCTTCACAGAAATTAGCGTCATAAATAAAAACAAGGAGACCTTTATGCCAACGTATGTATTTCGCAACAAAGAAACAGGCGAACAATTTGAACAAGTTATGCGTATGTCTGAACTTGATCCGTTTAGAGAAGCTAACCCACAGTTGGAAACTGTTATCCAAGCAGTGGCGTTTGGTGATCCAACCAAACTTTCATCAACACGCAAATTTGACACTGGATTCAAGGAGGTACTACAACGAATCCACGAAAAGACCCCTGGAAGTCAATTAGAAAAATCGTCATCTCAACTATAAGGAAAACTTATGGCTACCAAGCGAAAACCCACCATCAATAAGAAGGGTAGAATTATTAAACCGAAAACGCTAACGCAGAAGACAAAGGCTGCAGCGACAAGAAAACACAATAAAATTTCTGGTAAAACAAAATAAGGAATCCAATGGCTCGTGCACCAGCAAAACAAAAACCTATAGATAATGTACAAATTGAGCCGAAAACAAAACAAACAAATAATCACTTAAGACTAAGACTTGATGACTTAAAAACGTTTGACCCATTAACCAATAACCAAAAGTTATTTTTTGATTCATACAAACGTGGTGATTATTTCGTGGCACTTCATGGTGTCGCAGGGACAGGAAAGACCTTCTGTGCTTTATACAAAGCAATTGAAGAAGTGTTAGATAAATCAAATCCATTCGATAAGATTATTGTAGTGCGTTCAGCAGTGCAAGGTCGAGAGATTGGTCATCTTCCAGGTGATGTTAATGAGAAGATGGAAATTTATGAACAACCATATCGTCAAATTTGCGAGACTTTATTTGGTCGCAAAGACGCATGGGATAGATTAGAAGAGCAAGGACATATTCAGTTTATCTCTACCTCGTTTATTCGTGGTATGTCATTCGATGATGCTATCATTATTGTTGACGAGATGCAAAACTTGACATATGAAGAGATTGATACCGTTATGACTCGTGTCGGTTATCGATCTAAAATTTTATGGTGTGGTGATTATCGCCAGACAGACTTGACAAAACGTAAAAGCGATGTTACTGGAATTTTAAAATTCTTTGACATTGCGCAACACATGAGTGCTTTTACCCGTATTGAGTTTACTGTTGACGATATCGTGAGATCTTCTCTCGTTAAGGAATATATTTTGGCTAAACTAAGATATGAGGACTACGATGAAAAGAAAAAATGATAACCGCAGACCAATTCAAGCATTTATTCCCTCGTGCTCAAGATCCAGAATCTTGGGCGACTTCGATGAACGAAGTATTTCCGACTTACGATATTAACACTCCAGAACGTGTTGCTGCTTTCTTAGCGCAATGTGGTCATGAGTCTGGTGGTTGGACTGTTTTTGAAGAAAATCTAAACTACTCTGCGCAGGGGTTGAATAGTATCTTCAGAAAGTATTTCCCTACAATTGAAGAAGCTACGCCATATGCTCGCAAGCCAGAAATGATTGCTAACAAAATCTATGCGAACCGCATGGGTAATGGTGGTCCAGAATCAGGAGATGGATATCGTTTCCGTGGGCGTGGACCAATTCAATTAACTGGTCGTGCGAACTATACGGCATTTGCTAAGGAAATGTTCGAAGACTGGGAGAACGTAGTACAAAACCCAGATTGGGTTACAGCAGATCGTGACTTTGCTTTGATGTCAGCTATTTGGTTCTGGAATAAGAACAAGTTGAATGTTCAAGCAGACAGCGGTGACATTAAACTAATGACTAAGAAAATCAACGGTGGTTATATTGGTCTTGAAGATCGCATTAAACACTATAATGAGGCTATGCACCTACTTACATAATGAAAAACTTTATACATCATGACTTTGCGAAACTTGTACGTGATACAAGACCCGATGGAAAAAGAACATATCTGACTCCATCGGGTTTTTCGTATCCAAGCGTAACAACAATCACAGGACAAGCAACAGCAGAAGGTATTGCCAAGTGGCGACAGAGAGTTGGCGAGGAAGAAGCTAATCGAATCTCTGGCAGAGCATCGGCACGTGGCACTCGGATTCACCAGTACTGTGAAGATTATCTGCGAGGAAACGTATTCGAAGCTGATATGTTTGATTTGGAGATGTTTAACTCTATCAAGTTCTTACTGGATGATATTGATAACATTCACTGTTTAGAAACTCCACTCTACTCTGACCACTTACAGGTTGCTGGAACAGTTGATTGTATTGCTGAGTTTCAAGGTAAGCTAACTGTTATTGATTTTAAGACAGCAAGCAAACCGAAAGATAGAGAAGACATTTATCATTACTTTATGCAGTGTGCAGCTTATGCTGTTGCATTTGAAGAACGCACTGGTATTCCTATTGGTCGTCTCGCAATTTTAATGGCGGTTGAAAATGATGATCCACGTTGGTTTATTGAGAAACGTGATAACTGGATTGGTCCATTCCGTAAACTGAGATTAGATTATAAGAATAAAAAAGGTATTTAAGTGGAACAAATCGTAGTAGTACCGAATGTAATAACTAATGAAATGTGTGCTCAGCTAATAGCAGATGCAAACTTTTCTAATACCAGTTCAGCACCACCAGCATTCGACTATAAAGATTATAATAACCTAGAACGACGACCAATGAATGAACATAGTATCGTTAAGTATCTGGCAGAAACTTTTAAGTGGAACGTAGAGAATGCTCCGATAATTTGGTATCGTAAAGGATCATCAAATACATTACACTGTGATAACTCTATCATTAAAGATGGAGAAATTATCAAGATTACTGAATGGACGTACTCTGTCATTATATTCTTAAATGACAATTTCTCTGGAGGTGAACTTGTTTACCCGAATCAAGGTCTTACCGTAAAACCAACAATTGGAACTATGGTTGTTGCACCAGCAGGAATTGACTATCCGCATTATGTGACTGCTACTTCTTCAGATAGATATGTATTAGTGTTGAGATTAATTTGACACACAACTTTTTATAATGTATAATTATTGATATTGCTGTATGAAGCAAAGAGAAAAGTGTTCTGGACGGGGGTTCGACTCCCCCCATCTCCACCAAAAGTAATCACCGAAGTGACTAGGAATTAAAGCGGTCATCGAGTTAGAGGTTCCAGAAGAAACAGCTGGGTAAGAAGTGTATACAGCCTCCTTTAACCGACCACTGAGGCGAGTGGTTGAGAATGCAACGATTACTTTTGATGGGGATGCCATGGTTTCGACAGAGCAACAAGTAAACAAGTGGACAGCACGGGAATGTGAAACCCGTAGGATTGGGGTAACTCGGTCGAAGAAGCAAAAGAAGTAAATGCAAACGACTCTGTCTACGCATTAGCAGCCTAAACGCTGCTTAGGGTTTCGGTAGGTTTCCTCGTAACAGAATAACCTACCAACTTTATTATGCCAGCCACATACTGTGCCAGCCATATAATTTTAACTTAATTAAAATTTTAGGAAAATAAAATAAAATGAAATTGAAAATGTTAGTAGCTGCATTATTGGTAGCTGGTTCTTCTATCGCAAGCGCACAGTCTTCTATGACTGTAGGATATGCCTTACAAGACGACGTTAGTCCAGCCGTGCAAAAGCACGTTAATTCTTTGCGAGTTCAAACACGATTGTTTAGTAACGTTGATGGTGACCTTGGTATCTCTGCAACTACTGCAGACGTAGCAAATACTATCACGAATCGTTATGAAGCAGGTTTGACATATAGCCAACCCTTGACATCATGGTCTTCTGCTGCTGTTCGTGCTGCTTATGGTTATAAACAGTCTTCTGGTAAAGCAGAATTTAACTATTACTCTGTAGAACCATCTGTTTCTATTAAGACACCAGTTGAAGGTTTGTCTGCTAAAGTTGGTTACCGCATGCGTGATGCCGTAAACCCATCTACTCTAGCTGCTGATCAAAACAACACAGTTCGTTATCAAGTTGCTTATGCATTGACTAAGCAAGATCGAATTGCTGTTGGTTATGATATCCAACGTGGTGATAGTGCGAACAAAACTATCGCATTGAACTACACACGAGGTTTCTAAATGAACGTTACTCCATTGAAGGATAGAGTTCTCGTCGCAGAGAACAAACGTGAGAACACTACAGAATCTGGTATTGTCTTACAGGGTGCAGGTTTCGATCAATCGAAGTCTGGTACTGTTTTAGCCATTGGTCCAGATGTCACAGATGTTAAAGTTGGTGATGTGATTTATCTGGAATGGAATAAAGCAGCAGTGGTCAAAATTGGTGATGCACAACGTGTTATTATCAAACAAGAGAACATTGTTGCTGTCTTAGAACAATGAACGTTGCTGTCCTCTGCAATGGTCCAAGCAGAGTAGTCTTTCGAGACTCTCTGGCTTATGATTATGTTATCGGGTGTAACGTTCCTTGGACTGTGGTCGATGCCACAATTATAATGGACACTAATGTTGTTGACTCATGGGCTGGCGACTTTGAACTAATTAAAGTCCCAGCCTTCTTTTCAACGAAGGCATGGATGAGAACTGATGAAATGAGGATTAGAAAATATCTTCATGATAATAATCGGTTCGCTGGACTAATTGATGGTCCATATCCCAGTGCTGGACACTTTGCTGCTTTAGTTGCTATCCAAAAAGGTGCTGCTAAACTAGATATATTTGGTTGTGACTCTATGTTCGAGCAGTCTGTCATTAGTTATAGCGATACGCTAATCAATGGAGCCAACGAATATTTCCAAGCCCAGCGGGTTGAAAATTGGAGAACTGCTTGGAAAACTCTCCAAGAAGGTTATCCAGAAGTAAGTTTCAATTTTATAAAGGATTCAAAATGAAACAATTGTTAGTATTGATTGCTGTTACATTCAGCTTATCTACATTCGCCATTGAAGTTGCTAAGGCACCAACTGGCCAAACCAATTGTGTAACTAAAGACAAGAAGGGTAACTGCCCTCCAGCACCTAAGTCACCAAAGCCAACCCCAAAGAAAAAGGCTGAAGAAAAGAAGTAATTCTTTTCCTAAATAATAGACTAGCCTGACGGTGCTAGTACACAGAAACCGTCAATTTCACACAAACACAGGAGACATTATGTCAAATCTAAACCCGTTCGAACTTCGCCTCGAACTATTAAAAATGGCGAAAGATATGCTTGTTGAAGAATACTACGGTAAGAAAGAACAAGTATCAAATGATTGGCAGGTAAGAGTAGATAGTGCTCGCCATGCAGGTGCTGTTCCACCAGAACACCCAGTAATGCCAACATATCCAACCGAAGCAGATGTTGTCGCAAAGGCAACGCAGTTAAATGCCTTCGTATCGCAAATCCCCCAAGCTACACTAGAAAAGACTAGCAAAAAGTCCACCTGATCAGGGATCGGTCAGAGGGTTCACACACCCTTTGATTTTAACCATTTAAGGAGATAATTATGCGCTCATACCGTATATACATTCCACTCATATTATTATCGTTAAGTTTATTGCTTGTTGTTAAGTCAACATTCATTGAAACAATAGACCTTCGTGTTCAGTTGTCCCAGTTGACTCTTGAATCGCAGCAACAAGTAAAATGTCTTGCTGACAACATTTATCATGAGGCTGGGTTTGAGCCAGAAGATGGTAAAGTTGCTGTTGCTATGGTAACATTCAATCGCCTGCAAGACTCACGGTATCCAAAAGATATTTGCTCTGTAGTGAAACAAAGAGTAAGATCAACTTGTCAGTTCTCTTGGTTCTGCCAACATAAGATAGCTGCAAAGAATGAGACAGTTTACGAACAAGCCATGCAAACTGCTCTTCGAGTTTTCGCTAATTACGAAACTACACCAGACATCACTAAAGGTGCTCTGTTTTATCATGCTGATTACGTTAACCCTCGTTGGCGTGGTCTAGAAAAAACTACTGTTATCGGTAGACACATATTTTATAAAGAAAGCGAAAAATAACATGATGCAAAAAATGAATCTTCAATTGAAGGAAGAAAGCTCTAAACATGCGTTCTATCTGATGATGGAAGAAATTTCACTCAATACGGTTAAGGGTGCTGTTGAGTGGATCTTTGAAGCAAACTTTGGTGAAGAAAAACCAGAGTTGTTGAACTTGATTATTACATCTCCAGGTGGTGACTTGAATGCTGCGTTTGCGTTGATTGACGTTATGCGTGGTTCTTCTATTCCAGTACGAACAATTGGTCTTGGCCAAATTGCTTCTGCAGGACTTATGATTTTCATCGCTGGTGACAAGGGTATGCGTATCTTGACACCGAACACTTCTATTCTTTCTCACCAGTACTCATGGGGTGCTTTTGGTAAGGAACACGAATTGTTCGCAACTGTTAAAGAATTCGATCTTACCACTAAGAAGATGACTGCTCACTATAAAAAGTGTACTGGTCTTTCAGAAAAACAAATTCGGGACGTGCTCTTGCCACCACAGGATATTTGGTTGAGTCCAGCCGAAGCTAAAAAGTTAGGAATCTGCGATGACGTTAAGGAACTTTCTTAAAGAATTCAATATGAATAATAATGTTTGGACACTATCAGTTTTGATTGGAGTGTTGTCTATTGTTGGGGCTGTGACTTTCTATCACTACTCTGCTCTAAAGTCAATGGAAAATAACATTGCGACTGCTGTAGCAAAGGGTATCGATCCACTCGCAGTTCGATGTGCTTACGGCAACTCCCATGATAACATCTGTATAGCCTACGCTGTAACCGTGAAAAAGTAAACCTTTGGTTTTCCACTAATACCCCTCAAGTTCTGAGGGATATTTTTCCTTGTAGAATCAACAAGTTACGGTGTCTCCAGAAAGTTGTTGTCTTTAATCCAAGATTCAGCGATAATATATCTAATGAATCGAGAAAAGGACGTGAAATGACTCTACTGACTGTTGGAAACCCA